AAATATACAACCTTTACACATTCAACAATCAAATGGGCAAACTTTTTTTTAAAATTGTGATGAGCGGTAAATATCAAGGATAAGCGGTTAAAGGAAGGCGTACCTACCCGTGCCACGTTTAAGGCTAAAGTTCTGCCAAGCCAAAGCCAAAGCCATTACGGCATCATCGTGAAAGCCTGAAGGTGCTGAGTACTTTACCCCCGTTGCCGTGTACATATATTCAAATACTTCAAGTTCTTGGCTTATTATCCCCTCAGGATAGCCAATCTTACCTTGATGTATAGCAGCTTGTAAGCCTTCCATTAGTTGCTGCTTACTTGAACTTGTGAACTTTAAGCCTTGTATCATTACCCCTTCTCTTTGTAAGTCCTCAAGGATAGGGTCGCCAACCCCCGTACTATCGACAAGGATAGGGCATTTAGGCAGCCTAAGGATAGTTTGCTTGGTATTGTGCCAATCCATTTGAAAGCGGTCAAAATAAGCCACATTCCCGTTTTCGTCTAAACCTACTATTACAGTCCAATCGACCGACTTAGCAAGGTCAATCCCATAAGCTACAACAGGCATTGTTGTTACTGGGTGTATACAATTACGAATGTATTGGCTACCAAAAGGGTTTGCTGCGTTCTCGGCAGGGTTAGCCATGTACTCTTGCTCAAATACAACTTCGGGCAGTTGCTTCCTTGCATCGTCTATCTCTTGTGGGTCTATGTAAGGGTTATCGTATGTAGTAAACTTAAAGCTTTGCCAATCGGGTTCTGCTTTGCTAAACAAACTAAAGAAGTAGTTTTTACCTTTAGGGGTGCTAAGGAATATAGCTTTACCCTTATAGTCCGTTAAGGTAGGTCTTATTGAATTGAGCCACCCATCTTCAAGGTTAGGTATAAAGGAAGCCTCGTCTACTATTACCAAATTAAACTTGCGCCCTCTAAGGTTGTCCAAGCGTTCGCCCGTAAAGAACTCGACCTTTCCACCATTCGGGAAGCTAATATTTAAATCTGATTTGTTATTAGGAAACGGAAGGCTATTGCATAGCTTTTCAAAGAATACCTTAGCCAATTTATAGGTCGGTGTTATGTAAGCAACCTGACCGCCTTTAATTGCGGTTGTAATACATTTGATCTGGCTTAACTCCGATTTCCCGAACCTTCGACCGCACATAACAACTATGTACCTGGCTTCGCAGTCAAGTATCTTCTTTTGGTTTATATGTCCGTTAGGTAGTTCTATCCGCATTAAAGAATTGTCTTGCCGTCTACAAATACTATCTCTATTCTATTATCTGTTTGTATATCCATTTGTTCCTTTGGCTTACCATATACACGGGTTAGCAAAGTTTCTAAACTATAAAGGCTGCCCTTCTCTAAGCTCTTACGCATAGCAGCTGCTATTGTCTTTTCAAGTATTGTTGCCTTCGGGTTATCCCATACTGTTTTAAGTTCCTCTAAGTCCATAGACATCATAGCTTGTATGGTATCGTTTATCTCAGCAAGTTTATATCCCTGCTCTTTGAGTAAGCTTACATACTTTCGAGGTCTGCCGTTTGGGTTCAATGTTTCCCCCTTCTGCATTTTGTATGGCTCTATATTTTGTGGATTAGGCATCGCTGTAATTTCGCTGTTTTTAAATTGGTTCTCCGTTCTTTTTAATAATTAATGTCGGGTCAAGTTTACGCATTCGGTCTACTATCACTTGGCAATATTTAGGGTCGAACTCCATTAGCCTTGCCTTACGATTTAATTGTTCTGCTGCAACCATTGTGCTTCCGCTTCCACCAAAAAGGTCTAAAATAATATCATTTTCTTTGCTACTATTTTTCATTGCTCGTTCTGGTAACTCAACAGGCTTTTGAGTAGGATGGTATTCATTTTTGCTTTCTTTTTTTAACTCCCATACTGTCTTCTCATCACTTGCTCCAAACCATTGAGGACTATATCCTTCTTTGTAAGCATATATGCACGGCTCATAGTTAGGTATGTATTGAGACATAAATGCTCCTAAACCACTTTTAACTTTATACCAACATAGAACTGCTCTTACCTTTAATGATAGTTTTGAAAATGAAGCAAATGTTTCTACTGCTTTACCATTAGCATACCATATATAAAAAGCAGAATGATGGTGTGAAAATAGCTCTCCATTAACTAATGCTTCATAAAACAAATCAGTTAGTTCTTGTCCTTGTAATGTATCGTTTTCTATTCCGGTTCTTTTCTTTTTGTTATGTCCGCCTTCATAACTTACTCCATAAGGAGGGTCTGTAAATACCATATCAGCCTTCTGCCCATTCATTAACTTTTCTACTTGGTCGCTATCCGTACTATCGCCACAAAGCAATCGGTGTTCCCCTATCTCAAATAAATCTCCTAATACTATATCGGTTTCTATTCCACCTTCTGGAACTGAAAAATCGTCTTCCTCAGCTTCTATAACTTCGGCATCAAAGCCTGGTATATCTAATCCCCAATCTTGTAACTGCTCACTATCCCAATTATTAGCTAAATCATTCCAATCCCATTCGCCATAACCTACGTTGTCTTTAACTATAAACTCCTTTTGTTGCTGCTCGGTTAGTTCACTTGCTTTAATGATTGGTATCTCTTTAAGTCCTGCTTCCTTACAAGCCTTTAATCTCATATTTCCACCAAGCACAACCATATCGTCATTAACTACAATAGGTCTAAGTTTTAGCATCTGGGGGAACTCGTTAATTGACTTTACGAGCTTTGCAAACTTATCGTCTTTGATTATTCTGGGGTTGTTTGGGTTTGCTTTTACTGTGTTGATTGGTACGTTTTGTATCATAGTATTCCGTTAATTATGTCGTTTGCTTCGTCTAAAGCATCTTCTTGGTCAAGGTAAGTATCTACGTCTGCTATATGTTTGTTAATTAGTGTTTCTGCCATAGCATAGGTATAATGTCCTATCGTGGTCATATCGTCTCCATTTTTACCCGTCTTACATACCGCAAGGAAGTATGCTTTGTGGGTAAGGAGTAGCCATATAGCATTTAGTTTTCTCATCTGCCTTGACCTCTATAAGCTTTTTCTCTTGGCGTGTGCTTATTAAAGGACTTCTTTGCAGAACCTCTTTTGCGTTTACCAAAGCTAATTTTGTTTTTATTCTCGTTACCCTTTGCCATAATTCTTTGCGTGTATGTCTTTTAAAAACTCTTTATATTGTTTTTTGTCTCCGTATTCTATGTGGCACTTCCTACATAAACCCATTAGGTTCTCAATCGTGTCTTTGTCTTTACTGCCACCCATACCCCTCGCTTCTATGTGGTGGCAATCTACTGCCTGTGCGCCACACACTTCGCAAGGAATGAAGTCCGTTTTTTTATACCCCATTCCCTGCAAATAAATTTGTGTGTGTTTCTGCATAGTTTCCCCATTAATTTTCTTCGTTGATTAATAATAATTGTTTAAAAAAAAATTAACTATGCAAATTATTTTTGATCTATTTCTTTTAGTTTTCTACTTGCCCACTCAATGCCCTCATCTCCGCCCCAGGCTAACCAAGCTAATCGACCGCACCCGTCTCCTAATTTTCTGTCGCTATGTTGTTTATGCCTTGCAAAAGATGCCATTCTTGAAATCGTGTCTCTACTAATTGGTTCTCTATTAGCTAATTGTCTTGCCCTTGCCTTTCCTGTTGCCTCTAAGCAACTTCCCCAACCATTCTCTTCTGCATAGTTAATAGCTATTTGTGCGTTATCACTTGCTGCCTTTGGATAGTCGGTATAGCTATCCGCAAACTTGCCATATGCAAGAATAGCTTTCCAAACTTGCATAGCTTTTTCTTCGGTATTGTAAACACAACCTCCGTTACCTATTCTCCATTTTCCTGAACTGCATTTATATATTGGCATCTATTAGTTTTGTATAAATATACTTTCGGTCTAAATTTATCTCGTCAAAGTTATACTTCTTTTGGCAGAACTCAAAAAGCTTTTGTCCGCTTTCCTTACGCATATCCGCATCGCTTACTAAATCTCTTATATGTTTGTACCAATCTTTTTGGCTTTTAACATAATGCACGGGCATATCTAAGTAAGGATTGACATAGCTAACTATGGCAGGGTTTTTTTTAGCAGCCGTTTCTAATACCTTTAAATTTGACTTCATAGCATTGAACTTGTTATCTACCAATGGGATAACTGAAATATC